ATCCGTGGTGAATGGGTCAGTATTCTCAGCAATTGCTGTTTCAATGCGTTTTTCGAGGGTCATGTCTGTTTCCTTGTTTCTCATCTTATATCCTATATTACCATGTGGAATAGGATTTGTCAACAGCTAATTTAGGCTGCTTCCTTCATAATTTCTTCACACAATTCCAGAACTTCTTCCTTGGTAAACCTCTCAAAAGAACGCCGATAGTCCGCCACCCGCCCCCTACAGACACCCATCTTGATAGCAATGATATCATCTGGTGCTTTACCATTGTCTTTACCCAAAGCACCAACAGTAGGCGTGTCAATAACACAACGGAGATATTCCATCATGCGTGGGCTAACCCGCCGAGCCCGCCTCGTGCTTTCCATATATCGTTTCTTCATAACAACCTCTTTGTTTCTCATCTTATATCCTATATTACCATGTAGAATAGGATTTGTCAATAGCTAATTTAACCAATAACGGCGAATATTTCTGCATCGCTGTCATACAGGTCGAACACCTTGCCGATCAACTCACGATTCCCTGTCTTGGGGAAGTCAATTACCTTAGAATAGGGCGACTTCTTGGCATAGACTACAACGCCGGATGTCTTGGACAGTTTGTTCCAGACATACCGTCCACCAGCAGACTGGCAGGTTCCTGCCTTGAGTGTGATGTCCAGTTTCTTCATGAGGAACTTGTAAAGCTTAATGGCAAGGTTATTACCCTTGTACCGACTATCGACGCTGAGTAGGACAACATGCCATGCACCACGCTCTTTCGACAACACTACCTTTGCGGCAATACGATAACGAGTCTCCATATCACCGTAGGGAGTGCGAACCCGTTTGGTTATGTTGCGGTCATAGACCCACACAACATTATATGTGCGTTCTTCTTTCTCAATGTAGATGTCATATCCAAATGCACGACCTACAAGCTCTAGGTCTTCTGTGCTACCATAACCAAGGAAAACTCCCTTGTTCATCGTAATTCTGTCAACCATGCAAACCTCTTGATTTCCGATTATGTCTAATCATACCACACGAAATAGAATCTGTCAACTAAAATCGACTCGGAATCCAAGAAAAATTCACAGCGTCTAGCCAACGCCATTCACCTGTTTTCAGTGATTTTATGGGGGGTAACACGGGTTTGGGGGTCATATTCACAACGCCGGGGGGAAGTTCTAGGACTTCCCACTTGTCTCCGTGTTCCCGAATACGGTTCTTACCCTTGTTGGTGATGCCCTTGAGGGTGAGGATCATTATGCCCGACCTCGACCATTCATATTCGGCATCTTTAACCCAGCTTTCTTGAAAGCTTCAGAGATACGCTTCTCAGGGTCTTTACCATCCTTCCAGACTTCCAACTCGGAAATGTCAATCCCTGCTTCTCTCATGATCCGCTTCTTGATCATCAGGTCACGAAATATCCAATTACTATTCATCATAACGTCTTCCTTTTCTCAGTGTATAACTAACTATACCACACGAAAAAGGGTTTGTCAACAGCTAATTTAGAATCCCTTGGGTTTTTTTGTGATACCTCTGCGCTTCATTTCCATACTGATCCACTGATGTGCAGCAGGGTTTCTGACCTTCTTCTTGAGTAGTCCCTTGATTTGCTTGAAGACTTGAACGAACACATCCTCGGTTGCATTATTGTTATCGACCACTACGAAGTTTGCTCTAAAATACTGACTGAACTTACCGATATTGGACTGAACGTCCTTCCACGATTTAATCGCAATGGGTTCTGGTACAGAACGATCACGTTGTGCATTACGTTCCAGTGCAACATCAAGGGATGTGTTCACAAATATCATGTGAACATCATACCCTAGCTGTTTCAGTTCTGTGGCCTGTTTTGCAATCTTATCATACTCTCTACCAGTGCCATCAATGATGAGTCCAATGCGACCATCAAGATAACCCTCTTGACGTTTTGCAGTGACCCTTTTAGCACGGTCACGAACTGCATCTCTAGGCACCTCTTCCTCATCAGGCATCTTGAGAGACAGTCCTGCTTTCGTAAGCATGACCTCAAATGCATCGTCAGAGTTGACCACACGCAATCCTGTACCGCCGGTGGTCTTCCTGACAACGTATGACTTACCGCTGCCCGGACCACCGGCGAGAAAGAATGCTTTAAATATATTGGGGTCTTGCAACCCTTCCTGTAGTTCGTTGAAGTTTTTCATCTGTGTTCAGTCCTTGTTTTCTATATCCGGCCATCTCTATAATGTATTTATCATCCTCTGTAAGTGGTGTATAATCTAACTTGCGCTCTTGGGTCTGGAATGTCATCTTCTTGATACGGTTTTTGGTCTTAGCCATTTTAAGTTCCTTTCGCTGTTGATGTTTGGATATAGAGGTGTTAGAAATGGACTTCTCCTTATGTTATTTGCCCATGGCGTCTTTAGTGACGTTCATGGACATTGTGTGTTTACTGTTAACGATATCAAAATCATGTCGTATTTTCCTAATGAGGAAATTACCGTTGTACAACATGTCTTCTGTTTCATTTTTGGTGGTCTTTACACCTGAGACACTAGGGATTTTAATCTCCACAATGTCACCAGCTTTAACTACAGTAGTACCGACAACATCGATATTCAACTGTAGTGCAGATTCCATCATTGCTAGTTGTGAATTTCTTGCCTGCATCAATTCCAACTTGTTTGTCCCGTAGGCATATTGATAAAATTCGTCATTAAAACTCTGATCTGTACCGACACCCACAGTAGGTTTTAGATACTGTTTGGATGGAAAGGATGATACACTAACGCCATCGGGGTCATTGACTGCAAGGGGTTTTGTTCCAAGGTGTTGCTCCTTTGAAAAACTTTCATTATAATTATATATATGTTTTTGGTAACTTTTAGAGATGATATCATGGACAATCAATTCAGATGAAAATATACCTGTCGCATAATTCCACACCGTATCAGGAGAGCCACTTATTCTGTAACCTTCAATCGCAGATAACTCTGACAATATATCCCTAACACCATCTTTCGTTCTTGTGCCTGAGATAGTTTTTTCATATTTCATAATTGGCGTTTGTGAGTACATATCCCCAAGAGTTCTAAAATTAAACCCAGCGGTGCTTTCCCAAAAGAAATAGGTTGACTGTCTCAATTTCTCTGACATAGCATTCTTTGTTGCTATTGCTATAACATCAAGAGGTTGGACATTTGGTGAAATAATCTTTTTATTGTCAGCACTAGGTTCAATGTACAGTTTTTTATCGCTGTCTAGGTCTTTTTCTACCATTACTTGAACGATATCTGAGTATGACCCAACCAAAGTTCTCTTAACTCTGGCTCTTTGATTAACCACAAGTTCCCTTGAACAGAATGACATGGTGGTTGCTTGCACACCATTACCAATTTCAACTCTATCATCAACACTCGTAACAACGAAAGGGTTTGATGAATAGTCTATAGTCATCTCACCACCGCGCAAATTGGGTGTTGCAATTTTAAGTCGCAGATATTCTTGTCCAATGATAGGTCCAAAGGATGCTAAGTTGAAGGTATCTTGAATTGTAATGGTGCCTGTTACAGTAAGTTGATTTATTCCCTCAAATATGGTGAGTCCCATAATAGACGCCTTGAGTCCAACTACCTTTCCAGTAGTCAAGACCAAATCACATTGCAAGATGTCAAACTCACCACCACTTCTAAGTTCTGATTGTGCCACTCAATTAATCCTCTGTATCAGAAATCAACCTCTGAAATTCTTCCACGAACTGTTCCAAGTATTCTGGGTCTAAAAGTCGTATCTTCCTAAGTATGTCCTGTTTTTCTTCTTCATATTCTCTGTTTGTGATTAGCGTTGCATTGAAAATCGTATCACCGTTTTCATCTATGTTGCTAGTGCCGATATTGATTTTGACACTTGTATCGCCTGATACCTGATTGATCTCGTAGTGATGCACTCCATCCACATTGTCATATCTCTCAGCAAGGTGTGCAAGAAACTGTCGAGTGTTCATGGGCCACTGATGAAATCTGTCCGTGATGTTGTTGACCAACAGAATAATCCAGTGATACTCTGAATCACCATAATACTTGTGTGCAATCATCTCTGGTGTCTCACCATTCCTAACATCATATGTGTCATAGAGTGCGGTGACTGCTCTTGCCTTACTGTGTACTGCCACACGTTTGAGCAGATGCGTAACCACCTTGGGATCAGTATTACCGACAGCATCATAGAAAATTACTGGAAATTGATCGAAATACATTCTAGAACCCGTCCTCTACATTAGCTCTATCCATGATTTCCAGTTCTTGAAAGGACAGTGTAATGGTTGTTTTCTGTGGTGGCGCACCTTTAAGACCAGAATCAGATGGATTATATGTCACAAACTTATCACCACCATAGGCAACGTCCATCGTCTTTAGATAACATTTACCAATCTTGTTGATATATTCATTAGGACCATTTATATGCATGTAATCAATTGAAAACACATCAGGAATGGTCAGTTCTCTTACTGAACCAGAAGTTTTATATGTGGGAGACATACCCACCTTAAACTCTTTTACGATATCATGTACTATTTGTGTTTCCGTGGAATCTTTAGGAATGAATGTGAAAGAAAAAGAAAATGACCTTCTACCAGTACCCTTAAACATCATCTCTGTTCTTGGTGTAATAATTGCACCCCTTTCAATAGCGAACAAATCTTTTGCGCCGGGAACAACTTTGTCAATTGTAGCAATACCCATTTGTTCAAGACCTGTTCCTACCGTGCCACCTGCTTTGTTAGCCATCTCTGAAAATGATGCTCCGTCTTGATAATCCTTAAACAATCCATAGAGTGCTTCACCCATCACACCAATTTCACCATCGCTGTACTCCATATTGTAACTGACGTTGACAGAGGGTGGCATATACAATCCGATAGCGGTTCCAGTTTTTTGAATATTCCTGCGTTGCAATATTAGTGATCTACTTTTACCATTTGGACCAGCACCACCTCGGCCGGTTTTGTTATCTTGTTCGGCATCAATGGCAGCATCTGATTTGGCCTGCGCTCGGGCAGTAGCCTTTTCGTCAAGTTTACCATCCTCTGTTTTAATTTTTGCAACTTTTGGTAATTTTTTATCTGATACTTTCACCTTCGCACCAGATACAGAGTGACGAGCAAATAGTATGTAACTTGCTTGGTGCATGTTAGTACCAACATCAGATGGGTATAGAAGAATTTGTGATGGTTTATTAAAATTAGTTTGTAGAGGACTAGACGCAGAACTAGCGGTTGAACCACCCAACCCTGACCTTAGACTATCGGCAACAGAACTTACTGCTCTCTGTGCGGCACCGGCAGCTGCATTCTTTGCTATGTTTACAAAAGCGTCTCTTAATGCCATGTCTAAATATCCTTATACACTGATGGAACTATTTATAACGAATGTCATACAAAGGTCGATATACGCCGATCAATCCGAAAAAATATAAGGGTGATCCACAGAACATAATTTATCGTTCTCTCTGGGAACGTAAGTTTATGGTATACTGTGACAACAGCACATCCATAATTGAATGGGGTAGTGAAGAGATCATTATACCCTATTTATCACCCAAGGATGGACGTATGCACAGATACTTCCCAGATTTCTACATTAAAGTCAAACAGGCTGATGGTGGAATCAAGAAGATGATTATTGAGGTTAAACCCAAGGTGCAGTGCAAACCACCCAAGGAACCCAAAAGACGCACCAGACGATGGATGAACGAGGTTATAACCTATGGTGTGAATGATGCTAAATGGCGATATGCAACAGAATGGTGTGCAGATAATGGTATGGAGTTCAAGATTTTAACTGAAGATCATCTAGGTATTTCGTATAAATAGATATATGGCAATTAGTAAATACATGCAAGCAGTTAAGGATGAGGCAAAGGGTCGCCCTAAGTCAACTGCATGGTATAGAGAAAAGATCAAAGAATTGGGTACACCAAGTTCACTTGACCTCTTACGGGATGGTAAGAGGAACAACAAGCCGTTCTATGGTAAATTGAATATGTTCATGTATGACCCAAAGTTCAAGAAGACCCTACCGTACTATGACACGTTTCCACTGGTGTTGCCATTAGAGACATATTCAGACGGATTTCTGGGTATCAATTTTCACTACCTACCTATTCCACTGAGGATCAAGTTACTTGACCGTTTGGTGGATTTCTCTAACAACACCGCATTTGATGAGTCTACTCGGCTAATTGTTGACTACCAGAAGTTAAAGGGTGTTCGACTTATCAGGCCAACCATACACAAATATCTTGCTGGACAAACCAAGTCTCAGTTTCGTAGGATTGATGCAGATGAATTTACGATTGCAACTCTACTACCTGTACAGAGGTTCAAGAAGGCATCTGCATCAGAGGTATGGAAAGAATCGAGGGCAATGATCTAATGGCAACGCTTGCAAGTTTTGTAGAATCAACCGCATTTGGGGTACTCAACGATTTCCTGTCTGAGTTCCACAGTGAAAATGGATATGCACTCCCAAGTCGGTATGAGGTCATTATCACATCTCCCGGCGAGGGTAATGCAAGAAAAGTATCTATGCGTTGTGAAGCAATTGATATGCCGGGGCGGGGACTTAATACATCTATGGATGAAAACATATATGGTATCGCACCTGAGATTGTTGATGGTGTAACTTTTGCTGGTGACATTTCAATGACCTTTCAAGCGAGTAGTGATTTGGAGGAAAGAGTGTTCTTTGAATCTTGGCAAGAAGAAGCTTGGGATAAGGGGACATGGAACGTAAAGTATTACAGGGATTATATCAAAGATATCGATCTGTATGTTCTTGATCAACAGGATACAAGGCGATACGGGATTAGATTACGAGAGTGTTTTCCAAAAGAGGTTGGTCCAGTATCACTTAGTTATGGAACAGCGGGTGATATTATAAAACAAACTGTTACTATGCAGTATAGATATTGGGAGACACTTGATATCAACAATCAACCACCCAACCTTATGGAGAAGGTTCTTGATACAGTAATTACAGGTGCAGAACGAACAATTAATGCGAACATACCGAAAGTGTTAAGCAGACTCGGTTAAGCAGATTATGATAAAGGATGAAACATTATGGCGTTACCTAAGCTACAAACTACTGAACACAAACTAACATTACCATCAACACAGGAGGAAATTAAATTTAGACCATTCTTGGTCAAAGAACAAAAGATTTTGATGATTGCTCAAGAATCTGGTGATGAATCTCAGATTGCTTCTGCTGTGGGTAAACTGGTAGATGGATGTACATTTGGTTCTGTAGATGCAAACCTAAGTCCTATGTTTGATATTGAGTATGTGTTCTTACAGTTGAGAGCAAAGTCTGTTGGTTCTAAGATAACTTTGAATGTTACTTGTCCAGATGACAATGAAACACAAGTTGAAATCGAAGTAGATGTTGATGATATTCAAGTCCAGATGAGTTTAGAACATAATCAGGACATTGAAATAACAGATGATATCAGTATTCATTTTCGATATCCAAGGCTTAAAGATTTGCAAGGATTGTCAGATGAACTAAGTGATTTTGAAAAGACATTGGTTTTGGTTGTTGAGTGTGTTGATACAATTACATCAGGTGATGAAGTGATTAATAGAATTGATATGACTCAGGATGAAATTGTTGAATTTGTTGATTCTATGAATAGTACGCAGATGGAAGACGTTCTAAAATTCTTTGAGACAATGCCGAAGGTGAGACACATCATTGATGTAGTTAATCCTAAGACCAAAAAGAGGGGTGAGATATTATTGGAGGGACTTGAGAGTTTTTTGGAATAGCGCTGTCTCATGACAGCGTAGTAAATTACTACAAAACAAACTTTGGAATGATACAACATCATAATTGGAGTTTGACTGAATTAGAGAATATGTTGCCTTGGGAAAGAGAAATCTATGTTGGCATGTTAGTGAAACATCTAGAGGATGAGAAAGCGGAGTACGAAAAACAAGAGAGAAAAAACAGGAGCTAGTCAAATGAGCGAAGAAGAAATTAAAGCATCAGGTCATCATCCAGCAGATACTAATGGCGACGGTAAGGTTGGTCCAGAAGAACATGATATGTATCTAGAGTTTAAACGTAAGGAACTTGAGGATGCAGATGCAATGCGTGATGCACAGCGTACTATGGCATGGTACTCACTTGGCGGTATGTTGTTATATCCTGTTATCGTAGTCCTTGCAACAGTCTTCAATATGGATCAAGCAGCAAAGATTCTTGGTGATATGGCGGGTGTGTATTTCATCGCAGTTGCCGGTATCGTCGCAGCTTTCTTTGGCGCACAAGCACTTAGCAAACCTAAGAAATAAGGAATAAGTCATGGCCACGAATGATGAAATTATTGCTAAACTGCCCGCTGTATTAACAAAGCTGCAAGAAACAAATGAACGAGCTGCGAAGGATGCTGCGTTGGCAGAGAAGAGAAAACTTGCAGATTTACAAAAACAACAAACTATTGCAAATAAAAAAGGTGCTGCGAAAACCCGTGCTGATTTAGATGCAATACAAGAATTAAAAGATTTAAGAAAAGATATTAAGGACAGGGAAGTTCAACAAGCAGCAATGGCAAAATCCACTGCTGGTCAGGCGGTTGCACTTAAAGAAGAACTCGAAAAGAATGGTAAGATTGCAGAGGACAATAAAGAGTTTCAAAAATTAAGTTATCAGGCACGAAAAGAAGATTACGCACAACGCCTTGCAGATGCAACATCTCCTGCTGCTAAAAAAGAAATAAGAGAAGAAGCAAGAGCAGATGCAAAGAAGAATGGTTCCCGTCTAGATAAGATTGCAGCGGGTATCGGTGGTCTATTTGAGATAGGTAAGAAGGGGTTGAAGACCGCTGCATTAGGTGGTCTTGCAATCCTTTCTACTCTTGCCATTGGTGCGTTTATGATTGCTCTTGGTAAGTTTCTGCAAAGTGATACCTTCAAGGATATGACAAAGTTTATCGAAGAAGAAGTACTCCCATACCTTACAGAAATTGGAATTGCTATTGCTAGTATCGTTGGTGCCGTTGCTATTGCAAAATTTATTGCAGCAGCAAAAAAGGTTAGACTTGCTTTTCTTGCAGTTCAAACATTTATGTTAGGCACAATGGAGCCAGAGACAAAAAAAATGACTGGCGGAGTAGCAGGGAAATTTGCTTCAATTGCAAATAAGATTAAGCTTGCGTTTATTGCAGTTCAAACATTTATGTTGGGGACAATGTTACCATCGATAACTGCATTTATGACTCCATTATTACCAATTATTGCAGCTGCCGCAGCAGTTTCTTTTATCCTATATGCTCTATATGAAGCGTTCCAAGACTTTAGAAAGACACTGGATGAAACTGGTAGTATCGGTGAAGCAATTAAGGTTGCAATAGGTAAGTTTGTTGGTGTTCTGCTGGGTGCGATCCCAGCACTATTCTTAAAACTGGTGGCATTCGTAGCAGACTTGTTTGGGTTCAAAGAGTTTGCTAAGAAAATAGGGGATATTGATCCTATACAGTTTATAGCAGATAGTGTCACGAGTCTTATTGATAGTGTTGTTGATTTCTTCAAGATGTTGTTTGATATTGATTTCGGTGCAATTGCTCGTAAGTTGATACCTGACAATAAGATCGGCCGGTTTATAGCAAAACAAATGGGACTTGAAGGTGGGGCTGATCCAAAACCTGAGAGAAAGTCTAAGGAAGAGATTGTGGCTAATATAGAAGCCTTAGAGAAAGAAAGAGTTTTGATTGGTGGACCCAGAGATAGTATGGGAAGACACAAAGCGGCGGAACGGAGTGCCGCAATGGACGCTGAGATTGCCAAATTGAAATCAGAAGCAACTGCGGGTCTTGCAAAACCAATGGTGTTACCTAAAGCTAAAATGTCAGAAGCTGAAACACTTGAAGCACAGAGACTAAAACCATCTCAATTTAAAGAAAGCGCATCAATAGTTGAGAAGATGGAAAAGTCAAAGCAACAAGCAGAGTTAGCTAGACAGCAATCAGCAGCGGCAGGACCAACTATTATTACTGATGCAAGACAATCATCAAGTGTCACCACTACAGGTCAAAGTGGCGACAGTTCACTCGTTAATAATAAATTTGGTAATCTTAATACAGCTAATATAGGAATGTAAAAAGGGGGAACCGAAGTTCCCCCTTTCTCTTACTCGTTTGCCAACTTTTCAAAATAGGACATTGTGTCCCCATCATCATCAGTGTCAACAGTAGGCGCTGGAGTAGGTTTTGTATCTACTTTAGGTTCTGCCTTTGGTGCATCTTCCATCACCTCAGCTGCATTACCTACCGTAGTAGTCCCTGCAAGAACCATATCCAAACGCTTCTTGAGTTCGTCATAGGACTTGAAGTTGGATGCAGAAGTAAACTCTGACAGAGGATACTGCGACTTCCATGTTTCCTCAAGCTTGTCGTCATCATCGAACAAAGCAGACGGTGCTTCAAACTCAGACTTGTCATAGTTCCAGTAACCATCAACCTTACGAAGCTTCAACTTGAAGTTCGCACCTTCCCAGAA